CTCTCAGGACCATGATGTCAGGGTCTGGCTCAAGATCAATGGGACTGTGGTGACTGGATCAACTGGATTCTTTGCAGTGCCAAGCAAACACGGCTCAGTCAATGGCCATGCATTGGTAGGCTGGAATTACTTTTTGAGCTTAAACGCAACAGATTATGTGGAGCTTTGGTGGGAGACTGACAGCACTCAGGTGAGCATTCAAGCCTATGCTGCCGCAGGAAATTACCCCTCAACGGCATCACTAATTGCGACAATGACATTTGTGTCCAACTTACCAACAATATAGCCATGTACATACCACTCAAATTACCACCAGGCATTTACAGAAACGGCACTGAGTACCAGGCAGCAGGCCGGTGGTATGACGCAAATCTTGTGCGCTGGTACGAGAACACTCTGCGGCCCATGGGTGGCTGGAGAAAACGTGCAACTGGCCAGATGTCTGGTCTGTGCCGCGGCTTTATCACTTGGCGCGATAACAGTGCCAACCGATGGATTGCTGCTGGAACGCACACAAAACTCTATGCCATGAATGAGGGTGGAACACTCAAAGAAATCACGCCAACTGGTTTGACAGCTGGCATTGCAGATTCATTGTCAAAGACCGGCTATGGATACAGCACCTATGGCTCTCTGGCCTATGGCACGGCAAGGCCAGACACGGGGTCAGTCACTCCGGCCACCACATGGTCCATGGACACATGGGGCGAGTATTTGATTGCCTGCTCAAGCACAGATGGCAAGCTCTATGAGTGGCAATTGGGCTTCACAACGCCCACATTGGCAGCAGCAATCACCAATGCCCCAACGAGCAACAAGGCGGTTTTAGTCACTGCCGAGCGCATTATGTTTGCCCTTGGTGCTGGTGGCAATCCACGCAAAGTGCAGTGGTGCGACCAAGAGAACAATACAGTCTGGACCCCAGCTGGCGACAATCAGGCAGGCGACTATGAACTGGCAACGCCTGGCACATTGATCGCTGGCAAGCGGGTCAAGGGTGTAAACCTACTGTTTACAGATGTGGATGTCCACACGGCCCAGTATGTTGGCGCTCCATTTGTTTATGGCTTTGAGAAGGCTGCAAGCGGCTGCGGCCTCATTTCGGCCCAGGCTGTGGCGGCCATTGACACGGCAGCCATTTGGATGAGCAATTCTGGCTTTTGGATATATGACGGCTATGTCAAACCACTGCCAAGTGATGTGTCAGATTACATTTTTGCCAATATCAACTTTGCCCAGGCATCTAAGATTTATGCGGTCCATGTCAGCAAGTTTGGTGAAATCTGGTGGTTCTATCCATCAAGTGGCAGCAATGAGAATGACTCTTATGTCACTTTTAACTACCGCGAAAACCACTGGAACATTGGCACATTGGGGCGAACTGCTGGGGTTGACGCTGGTGTTTACACATACCCTTTAATGGTCTCAAGCACTGGCTACATTTACGAGCATGAGGTTGGCTTTAACTATGACAGCGCCAGCCTTTACGCTGAGTCCGGACCAGTCCAATTGGGCAATGGCGACAATATCATGTCTGTGCGCCAAGTTGTCCCAGACGAGCAGACGCTGGGTGAGGCGGTGGTTTCATTCAAAACCCGCAATTACCCGACAGGCACACAATCGTCATTTGGACCATACACGGCAGCCAACCCGACTTCTGTCCGGTTTTCTGGCCGTCAAGTCAACATGAAGGTGACTGGCAACACTTTGGCCGACTGGCGCATTGGCGTGATGAGACTTGACGCTGTGCCAGCTGGTAAGCGATGAGCGACAAAGAACAACTGGAGAGGTTGCGCCATCATGTGGAGGCGGCATTAGAATACTCTGGAGGCACACATAATTTTGACGATGTCGCTGAGATGGTTGAGGATCACAGATTACAGCTGTGGCCAGCCAAGGACTCGGTGGTATTGACAGAGATCATTGTCTATCCCAGGCTAAAGAATTTGCATTATTTTCTGGCTGGTGGCGACCTAGATGAACTCTCAAGGATGAGACCATTGATCGAATCCTGGGGCAAATCAGTTGGTTGCACCAGGGTGACTTTGGCAGGCCGAAGAGGCTGGGCAAAGACATTTTTGAAAGACGAAGGTTACAGTCCACAATGGTCTGTAATGGCAAAGGAACTTTAGGGGATAAATATGGCATCAGAAGCACTCAATTGGGCATTGGCCAACGGCATGACGCAGGCCGAATTCGATCGGAACATTTTTAATGCTGTGCTTGATGCACAGAAAAACAATACCAGCAATGCCATGTTGCGCATTGAAATGGATCGACTTGGCATTAGCCCAGAAGATGTGGCCCGTGCGACTGGTGTGACGACCCAGAGTGTCGCGTCTCAATATGCGACAGCAGTGCCAAAGACTCAGGCTGAATTGATTGCAGATGCCGCAGCTGATGCAGAACTTGCAGCGCGTACAGCAAGAGACACAACGGCCAGTCAGGCTTTAATTGATGCCAGAAACTTGGCGGCTAGAACTTCTGCTGGTCTTTTAAATACAACACAACAAGCAGCGGTGGGACAAACCCAAGCCGACTTGGTGACTAGACAAAATGAGGCGGCTTTAGCATTGCAACAACGCAATGCGGTGGCAGCTGCTGAAGCAGCGCGTTTGGCTGCATTGCAAAGAACTGGTGTAACAACGCCAGTAACAACGCCAGTAACAACGCCTGGTTTACTTGCCCCAACTGGTTCAACCAGTGTGACTGGCACGACTCCATTTGCAAATGCCACTCAAGGCTTTGAGCAGAACTTTAGAAATTACACATCCATTCCCATTGGCGCTCAGTACAACCCCAATGTAGTTGGTGGGGCTGGCTCACCATATTCGCAGATCATGGGCCAGATGCGCCCAGTCGGCAATCCATACGCCAATGTGGTGGCAGGCCAAGCAATGGGTGGCTATAACCCTGCTTTGTATGACCAGATTGCTGCGGCTAATGTGGCCAGAGCCGCTGCGGCAAACGCTGGAACGACATTGGCTGACTACTATGATGTTGGCGGTGATGGCGGTGATGGCGGTGGCGGTGGCGGTGGCGGTGGAGGAACTGGCGCTGGCGCTGGAACTGGTAACGCAATGGCCAAAGGCGGCTATGTCCATGGCGGTTTGATGTTTGGCGCAAACCCACCTGGTCCAGATGATGGCGCTGTCAATCTTGATATTGGCGAGTATGTGATCAAGAAGTCTTCAGTCGATAAGTATGGCCGCGGTCTTCTGGACATGATCAACGAAGGCAAAGTGCCTGCCAAGAAAATGAAATCTTTACTGGGATAAGGTGGCAATATGTCAAAAGGTGGAACAACAACGTCAACAAGCTCCATTGATCCACAGATCAAAGAAGCATTCTTGGCCAACTTTCAGCAGGCCCAAGGGGTCGCTGGTGCTTTGCCAGTCCAGCAATTTGCTGGCTACAACCCAATGTATCAGGCAGGCGAGGAAGCTCTGGTCAACACGGGCCTTGCTGGCCCAGGCATATCTGGCACAGACTTGGCAGCCCAAATGGCCGCTTATGGCGGTGTCTATCAGCCTGCACAGATTTCAGCGCAGCAGACTAATTTAAGCATGGGTCAAGGCCCAGGCTCAATTGGCTCTTACATGAACCCATACACAAGCATGGTGCGTGAGAACGCATTGGCTGACTTGGAATCTGCAAGACGCGCTGCCATTCAGCAGACTGGTGAACGTGCTACGCAAGCCCGTGCATTTGGTGGATCACGCCAAGGTGTGGCCGAGGCTTTGACAAACCAAGGGTTTGCCAAGCAGGCCGCCACATTAGGCACAACTTTGAACGAGCAGGCATTTAACCAGGCAATGGCCATGCAGCAGGCTGACATTGGTCGCAGATCAGCAGCCGATATTGCCAATCAGCAAGCAGGCTTGCAAGGTGCGCAATTAAGACTAGGCGGTGCAAGCCAGCTAGGTAATTTGGCGGCTCAACAACAAGCATTGCGTCTTGGTGGCGCTCAAGCAGTCATGGCCGCTGGCGGTGCGCGTCAGGCTTTGGACCAGCAGCAGATGGATGCCATTCGCAACATTGGCCTCCAGCGTCTTGGCGTGGTCCAGTCTTCACTCGGTGCGCAGCCTGCCAACCTTGGCATGGTGGCAACGACTCCATACACAAGAAATGTGGGTGCGGGTATTCTTGGTGGTGCGGCGGCTGGGGCGCAAATAGGCGGCCCTTATGGCGCAATTGCTGGTGGAATTCTTGGCGCACTTGGTTAAGGGGTAAAAAATGGCTGATTTTGATTTTGCAAATTTAGGCAATTTATTTGGTGGTGGCGGTCTTGGTGGCACTCCATCAGGACTTGACGCATTACTGACAGAAGACCAGCGCAAATTGCTTGGCCGTAATGCGACACTTTCAGCAGCTGCTGCACTATTGCAAGCAAGTGGCCGAAGCACAACGCCAATCAGTTTGGGCCAAGCACTTGGATCAGCTTTGCAGGCTGGTCAGCAAGGTTATCAACAAGCCCGTGTCAGCTCTTTGCAAGATTTGCTTTTGGGTCAAAAACTGCAAGAGGCAAAAACTGCCCAAGAATTGCAAACCCAATTGGGCAGTATTTTTACCAAACCAACAACTGCATTGAGTCCAGAGCAGCAGGCTTTGGCCATGCCTGGAATGCAAGCAGGCCCAACCATGGCCCGTGCTGAACTGGCTGCAAACATTCAGCCGCCAAGCGATGCCGAGATTAAAGCGGCTCAGTATCAACGGGCAGCAGACCTTTTGGCATCAAGAGGCAGAGGCGAAGAGGCAAAACGCTATCAAGACATGGCCAGAGACTTAAACCCACGGGCTAAAGTTGTTGGCCAGCCATTTGAAGTGACTGACACTACTGGCAAGCCAATCATGGTCCAGCAGTTTGAGTCTGGTGATATCAAGACCATGCAAGGCTTTGGTCCAAAGCGTGATGTCGTCTTGCAAAACCTTGGTGGCACGACTGTGGCTGTTAACAAGTCATCATTGAAAGGTGGCGAAACATTTGCCCAGACAATGACTCCAAGCGAGATTGCCAACTTGAAAGTGGCTCAAGGCAACTTGGCCGTGGCCCAAGGCGGTCTTGGTTTGCGTCAGCAAGAATTTTTGCGTGGTGCGACAGAGATCAGAGAAACCCCAGAAGGCTTTGCCTATGTGCCAAAAGCACCAGGCGGTGCTGCCATGCCAGTCATGGGCGCTGGTGGCCAACAACTCAAAGGCGTCTCTGGCGGTAAGCCGACAGAGGGTGAAACAAATGCTGCTGGCTTTGCCCAGCGCATGGAATTGGCTCAAAGCATCATTGGCAGTTTGCCTGCTGGCTCACAACCAGGAGCAATGACTCGCACCCTTGAGGCCATCCCGTTTTTAGGTGGTGTAGCGGCTCGAAGCGGCCAAAGTGCTGACACCCAAAGGTTCGACCAAGCCGCACAAGACTGGATTCGCGCCAAGCTGCGCAAAGAGTCTGGCGCTGCCATTGGCGTGGATGAGGCGCGACAAGAATATGCGACCTATTTCCCAATGGTGGGCGATACACCAGAAAAGATTGCACAAAAAGCAGAAGCAAAGCGTGTTGTTACATTGGGAATGCAAAAGGCCGCTGGCAAGGCTTATGAGCCTTACACCCCATTAGCGCCTGCACCGACTGCTGTCCCTGCTGCACAGCCAATGATGTCTGGTGTCCCAACTTGGGACCCAGTCAAAAAACAATATGTTTACCAGTAAGGTGAAGCTATGACGCAATATGTGAATGTGATTGGTGTTGGT